AGTCTTACCAAATAACGCTGCGAGCGTTTACAGAAGCCAAACAGGAATTGATTACTACAATTCTTCTACGCTAAAAGTGTTAGCGGACAATGAGAACGATACCTACATAATGACTATCGTGTTTAAGTATCAAGCCCCTAATGCGAATCAGACTTACTTAGAGATACACTTTGAAGGAGGCAATGGAACTCCATACGACAGAATCCGAGATACAATCACTTTCCCTAAAGGAAACGATACGGCTCACGATTATCACGGAGTATTCCAATATTATGCAGATGCGAACTTTATAACTAATGGCAGTCAATGGAATATAACCGCAGTAGGTGGTGCTGCTCAGATATGGGATGTTATTTACTTTATTCAAAAAACACAGAATTATGCGTGAGGAAAAAACACCGAGTAAGAGCAGCCCAAAAGGTGGTCGCAGAGGATGTCTATGTTGGGATACTAATAAATACTCCGTAAAGTGCTGTGATGGCTCACTAAGAGCGCAAGGCATAGGAAGAACAAGAGGGACTAATTAAAAAACATATATAACAATGATTAAAAAAGAAATTGCTGAGAAACTATTTAAGGCTGAGTTGTCTGAGCAGAGAGTAGAATTAGGTGCTATTGATGACCTTAGAGATAATTATCAATCTATTGCAGCTAAAGCAGTACCACTTAAAAGAATTATTGAGAAAGCGGCTAATGACTTAGAGCAAGTAGCTAAGGATTTGAGAAATGTGGAATCAGATGCTAAGAAATTAGAATCAATGGCTAAAGAACTTGGTGCTGATGATATCGTTCGCTCTGCTCAAGCACTTCAGAGTGCATCTAAAGAATTATCAAGTTCATGGGGTAAAGCTGCTCAAGGAGCATCATCTGCTGCAAAAGAGATATAATAATATTTAATAAATTAAGATATGAACACACAAAAATCAGTATTTAACAAAATCTCTCAGATCAAAAAAGAAGAGAGTGTAGAGCTATCTCAACAGAAGGTAGAACTATCTATTGATGCAGAAATTAACAAAGCAAAATCAGTAGCTGCTGAAATGAAAAAATTAATTGATGATTATCAATCAGGATATGATAATGCTATTTCTCAAATTAATAAAATCAAACAAGACTTAGACATCACAAAAGGAGAAAGACCTTTAGGTGAAGGGAAAAGACTTAAAAAAGAATTTGAAAAAGCAGGATTAAAAAATGTAGATGTTTACGAAGATTTAAGTTTATATACGGAAATCCTACAAGACACTATGAGAGGAGTTTATGCCTTAGAAACTAAAATAAAAACTATCGCATAGTTTGAAGCATATAATACATATCAATCAACATAAGATTAAAAGCAACTCTAAAACGGGAGATAGAGAGCCTGTAATTACTTGCAAGACATATAAGTCTAATAAATATGCTAAAGAGGTAGATATATTGGACGAAAATGGCAAAGTAGTTTGTAGTGTTATTTATAATCCTGATAAACCTCTTTCTTGTGGTGCTAAGGTATGGATTCAAACAGAAAACGAAATTGTGTTAAGATAAAAACGCAAAATAAAAATTACTAATCGTTATATAAACATGAAACCAACAGAAATGCTAAAAGAAATCAAATCACTCTTAGGCATTGAGTTATCTGCTGAGGTTGAAGAAACCAAAGTAGAGTTCGCTCAAATGACCTTAGAGAATGGTACAGTTTTGGAAGCAGAAGAGTTTGCTGCGGGTCAAGAAGTATTCATCGTTACAGAAGAAGACAAAATTGCTCTTCCTGTAGGTGAGTACGAACTTGAAGACGGTATGACTCTTGTTGTAGAAGAAGAAGGTATCATTTCGGAAATCAAATCTGCGGAAGCAGAGGAAGAAGAAGCCCCTGAAGTAGAAGTAGAAGCTGCTGAAGAAGAAATGGGCTACGTTAAAAAAGAAGAGTTCGCTGCTGCTATCGATGAGATCAAAGCTATGATCGATGAGGTAAAAGCAGGGATGAAGGAAAAAGAAGAAATGGCTGCTGCACAAGCTGAAGTTGAAGCTCAAGTAAAAGAAGAGTTATCTGCTACTCCTGCTGCTGCTCCATTGAAGCACAATCCTGAATCTAAGACTCAAAAAGAGGTTTACAACTTCTCTAACAAAAGACAAGGCTCTACACGTGATAGAGTACTTGCGAAACTTGCAAACTTTAAATAATTAAAATCAAATAAACAAAAATGGCAACTACTACATCAATCACTACTACTTATGCAGGTGAATTTGCGGGCAAATACATCGCTGCTGCACTTCTAAGTGGTAAAACTATCGAGGACGGGGCTATCGAAGTAAAGCCTAACGTTAAGTACAAAGAAGTCATCAAAAAAGTAGCTACTGATTCAAATGTTATCAAAGATGCTACTTGTGATTTTGCTGACACAGCTACTGTAACTCTAACTGAGAGAATCCTTCAACCTGAAGAGTTCCAAGTAAACTTAGAGTTCTGTAAAAAAGACTTCCGTTCAGATTGGGAAGCTATCGAAATGGGATACTCTGCATTCGATAACCTACCTCCTTCATTCTCTGACTTCATCATTGCTCACGTAGCAGGATTGGTAGCTGAGAAGACTGAGCAAAACATTTGGGGTGGAGTAAACGCTACTGCAGGTGAGTTTGACGGATTTACAGTTCTTATGGCTGCTGATGCTACTGTAAACGATGCTGCTAACGGAGCTGAAACTTCTTTCTCTGCTTCTAACATCATCACTCTTTTAGGAAACGTTGTAGACGCTCTTCCTTCAGCCGTTATCGGTAAAGAAGACCTTACTATCTATGTTCCTACTGTTGCTCACCAAGCATACGTTCGTGCATTAGGTGGATTCGGTGCTTCAGGTCTTGGAGCTGCAGGTACAAACGCTCAAGGAACTCAATGGTACAACAACGGTAATGCACTTTCTTTCGAAGGAATCAAAGTTCAACTTGCACCGGGAATGCCAACCGATCACATCGTAGCAGGACAACGTTCAAACCTTTACTTCGGTACAGGACTTCTTTCTGACCATAACGAAGTTAAGTTGTTAGATATGGCTGACCTTGATGGTTCACAAAATGTACGTGTAATCATGCGATTCACAGCAGGTGTACAGTACGGTATTGGTTCTGACCTTGCTCTACTTACTTTAGCTTAATAAAAATAAAATGTCTAACAAAGAAGGGTAGGTAAGCCGATTGAGCCTGCCTGCCCTTTTTTAATAATATAAACTATGGCTTGTTCTTTATCACTTACAGGAAGACAATTCCCATGTGCAAAGGCAGTAGGAGGTCTTAAAAAGATTTACTTTGCTGCATTTGTTGAGGGAGGTCTTACTATCACGGCAGGAGCAGTAGACGGTACTTGGTACGGGTATGACCTAAGAGGTGCATCATCTGTAGAAACTACTGTAAACGGTTCACGTGAAAATAACTCAATTTTCTACACACAAACTGTAAACATTCAGCTACCACTTCTTGATTCTGCAACTCAAGACGAAATTAAACTATTAGCTGCTGCACGTCCTCACATCGTAGTAGAGGATTACAACGGTCAGCAAATGGTAATCGGATTGGAGCATGGAGCTGATCTTACAGGAGGTTCACTTGCAACAGGGGCTAACTTAGGAGATTACTCAGGATTCACTTTGACTTTTGAGGCTCTTGAGAAAGAACCACCTGCATTTATTACAACTGCAGTAACTGATTCTGCTTCTTCACCAATCGCACCTGCGGTAACTGCTGCAACATAATCTAACCAATAGATGTAATTAAGGGGGGCTAATGCCCCCTTTTTTTATGTATGTATGCAAAATGTCGAATTACATTCGTTATATACATATAAGAGGATAAAATGATAATTCTTACAACGAGCGTAGCAGAGCAAACTATACGGATTATTCCAAGAAGTTACCCTGATGATGTAGTGATTACTCTAAGAGATGACTCTACTAATACGACTACTACCTATACTCTTGATAGTATGGAGTGGGAGAATAGTGATGAGGAATGGGAGATGGTAAACATGGATTGGAATAGTGCGGGTGGTTATTATGAGGACAAGGGATATTTAGTAATATCTAATACGTTTGCACTTACTGAGAATAGATTTTACGATTTGACAATAACAGATGGGTCAAACGTTATATATAAAGATAAGGTGTTCTGTACTGATCAGGGTATTTCAGATTATTCGGTTAATGATGGAGTATATACTACAGAGAACACTTACGATAATGAATATATCATAATATGAGCAGACAAGCATATAACAAAAAACCTAAAGCGCATAATGACCTAAGAGTCATCAACTTTAGCACCTACACTTCTCCTAAGATTACAGAAGAGAAGAATAGGGATTGGGTGGATTATGGAGCAGATAACAACTACTATCAGTATTTAATTGACAGATACAACGGCTCTGCAACGAATAATGCTATTATAAACGGTATTTCTGAGATGATCTACGGAAAGGGATTAGATGCTACCGATTCTAACCGTAAGCCCGATCAGTACGCTCAAATGATGTCGTTATTCTCTAAGGACTGCGTAAGAAAATTAGCCTATGATCTTAAATTAATGGGTGGAGCTGCAATTCAAGTAGTCTACTCTAAAGATCATTCTAAAATCTTACAAGCGGAGCATTTTCCTGTTGAGACTCTAAGAGCTGAGAAGTGTAACGAAGACGGAGATATAGAGGCTTACTATTACATGGCTGATTGGACTAAAGTTAAGCCAAGCGACAAACCATTAAGAATCCCTGCATTCGGATACTCAAAAGAAGGAGTAGAAATTCTATTCATTAAGCCTTACAGAGCAGGATTCTATTACTACTCACCTGTCGATTATCAAGGAGGATTACAATATGCTGAATTAGAAGAGGAGATTTCTAACTATCACCTCAACAACATCATGAATGGTCTTGCACCTTCAATGTTAATCAACTTCAACAACGGAGTTCCTAACGAGGAGGAGAGAACACTTATCGAACAGAGAATCTATCAAAAATTCTCAGGGTCTTCTAATGCGGGTAAGTTTATATTGGCATTTAATGATAATGCAGAGACGGCAGCTTCAATAGAGCCTGTACAGCTATCGGATGCACACAATCAATATCAGTTCTTATCTGATGAGTCTATGAGAAAGATCATGGTAGCTCATAGGGTCGTTTCTCCGATGCTTTTAGGTATCAAAGACCAATCAGGACTCGGAAACAACGCAGACGAGCTTAAAACGGCTTCTACGCTAATGGATAACACCGTTATTAGACCGTTTCAGACACTTTTAATAGATGCCTTTGATAAGATATTAGCTTACAACAATATCGCTCTTAATATCTACTTTAAAACGCTTCAGCCACTTGAGTTTACCGATTTAGAAAACGCAATGACTAAGGAGCAGGTAGAAGAAGAAACAGGAGTGAAGATGTCAAGTGAAAAACCTGATCTAACAGACGAGCAATTTGAAGAAATATTCAACGCACTTGATGAGCTTGGTGAAGAAGAAGATTTAGATGAGTGGGAGCTTGTAGACGAGCGACCTGTAGATTACAAAACAGAAGAGGCTTTAGATAAGATGTTGGGTTTTGCTTCAACAGGTAGAGCAATACCTAATGCAAAATCAGAGCAAGACGAAGAAGTAGACGGTGTACAGTTTAAGGTACGCTATCAATATGCACCACTAACCACAAAACAGAACTCACGAGAATTTTGTAAGAAAATGGTGGGTGCTAAAAAGATATACCGTAAAGAGGACATTGAAAAGATGAGTTCTCAGGTAGTAAATGCAGGCTTTGGAGTAGGAGGAGCTGACACTTACGATATATGGCTTTACAAGGGTGGTGCAAGATGTCATCACTTTTGGATGCGTAAGACGTATATGAGTAAGAAGGGAAGACCTGATGTAGGGAATCCTAACGCTGAGGTTTCTGTAAACAAAGCAAGAAAAGAGGGCTTATCACCAATTACTAACGACCCTAAAGTGGCAAAGCGACCTGTTGATATGCCGAACGAAGGATTTGTAAACCCAAGATAAGATGGCAATAGCATTATTTATAAAAAGACAGGATTTAGTTCGCAACAGCATCTTAGATGGTAATGTAGACACGGACAAATTCATCCAATATATTAAGATCGCTCAAGAGATTCACATTAGAAATTACTTGGGAACAGATTTATACAACAGAATCAGCAATGATATTATCGCAGGTACACTTGCAGGTGATTACTTGGATTTAGTAAACAACTACGTTCAGCCCATGCTTATTCATTACGCAATGGTGGACTATTTGCCTTTCGCTGCTTATCAGGTTAAAAACGGAGGAGTTTATAAGCACAGCTCTGAGAACTCTGAAACAGCAACTAAGGAAGAGATCGATTTCTTGATTAATAAAGAGAGAGACATCGCTGAGTACTATACAAGAAGATTTATTGATTATATGTCGTTCAATCAAGAGACGTTCCCTGAGTATTACACGAATACTAATGATGATATTCATCCTGATACAGACGCAACATTTAACGGATGGGTGCTTTGATAAAAAAAAATGAGAACAAAGGTTATAAACCGAAGAATACAAACGTTATAAAGTTAGAGCGATTCTTAAAGAAGATAAAAGATGTCAAACGCAATAGATTGGGGTAAGATTTACTGCTCTACTTGGTGGGGAAATAAATCAAATGTCGAGACAATCAATATATCGAGCCGACCATTCTGTTTTATAAACTTTGTGCTAAACTTATTTAGATGATATACAATAACAACATAGATTGGGGAGAGATATACGAATCCACTTGGTGGGGAATAGGAGTAGACACGAACACGATAGGATGGGGTATAGTTTATAAGAGAATAGCTGATCAAGCCTATTGGCAGTATCAGAACTCTTACTACCAAGATGAGATTAACATTTGGAATGATATTTAAAAAATAAAATATGGCAACATTAACAAACACAAAGATTAAAGACACCTATGTCGGTCTTTTAAAAACAACAGACAACCAAGCAATAGATGCTGCGGGTGTTACTCTTGTCGAGGATGGTGCGGGTAATGCTTCTGCTCTTTCGGTAGGTCGCTCAGGAAACGGGGTAACAATAACGGGAACTATCACGGGTAATTTAAGTGGTAATGTAACGGGGGATTTAACAGGAACAGTGCTAACTGCTGCTCAGCCTAACATCACTTCAGTAGGTACTTTAACAGGATTGAATGTTAATGGAGGTACTGATAATATATTAGCTTCTTTTACAAGTACAGATACTGCTGCAAGAATT